AACTTGGTGCCGGTGGACTTCTCAAAAAGAAAAGCCGTGTCCTTGCCTTCCACCAACTTCTTGACTTCATCATCAAGGCCCTTGACGGTTCCATCCTCCGCCAATTCAGCCTTACCGATGAAATCAACCAACAGCGCCTTAACAGCGGTGTTGTTTTTGGCCTTTGCGCCGGTCAAGGCCAGTTCAACCGCATTGCTGATCTTCAGATTCTTCAGTTCAGCGGCGTGATCTGCGTCCTTCTTCTTGTTGTCGGCCTGAAGCTGGGTGATCTGATCCTGAAGGGCCTTGGTGTCACCAGAAGCCTTCTTCAGCGTCTCAAGCTGGGTGTCACGCTCTTTGATGGTGTTCTTGGCGGCGGTCAGTTCGGTGTTGACCTCATTGAACCGGGCCTTGGTGACGAAGGAACCGTTCAGGCCCTCCATAACCTTTGCGGCCTGTTCTTCAGTCAGGCCCCATTCCAACAGCTTTTCTTTAGTCATTGTTGTTACCTCCAAATCCTTTTTTACCGTGGGTTAGGAACCACGATTTTCCCCGGTTCTGTTTACCGCCCACCACCGGGAAACGGCGAAAATGGTATGAAAAAACCACCACCGGCCAGAAGGCCGGGGTGGTCAGATCATCAATATAGGGATTTTTCATCCAATTCAGGTGCCCGGTAAGGGGTTCCCTTATCCAAACAATCCTGAATAATGGCTTCCACTTCCGTTTCCTCAACACCCATCAAGGCGAACAGGGGGAAGTTCTCATGAAATCGTTCAAGATATTGTTCAATCAGTTCAGCCATTTTCAACACCCCTTTCACGGCTGATTTGCAATCACCTTCAACATATCTTCATACATGGCATAGGACTTGGGAAGATATTTCTTGATGGTTGCCAAACTTTCCGGGGAAGTCATGGTTGCGGAAGTCATTTCCGCAAAGGCTTCAGTTCCAAGGCCCCAATCAATCCCGTTGTAAGTTCGGGTTGTCCAGTAGGAACCACCACCATGACCAATGCCACAGCGGATTTTTCCACGGGTGGCCCCTTCCAATATATCAGAAAGATCACCGTACTGCAATGGGGTCAATGCCTTCACTTCCGCTTGAACGGCGGCATAGGCATAAGATTTTTTTACCTTGAACCCACCATACTTGATGTAATAATCAGCGGTGTTTTGCGACATCCAGCCTTTTTGTACCCAATACGGGAAATCATCTTTATGGGCCTTCATGTCAGCAAGAACCCGATCCACCCAATCATTCACTTCATCCTTGATGGTTTGTGGAAAAGCCCCGCCCTTGTAAGTAGAAGAAAAATGCCATTGCCCATTCGGGGTTCCAAGCTGTGCCGCAAGGCCATCAATGGCATGGCCGCTTTCATGGAAAGTGGTGGCATAAGGGGCGCTCCAAGAACGGCCCTTCCCGTCAGCGTCAATATTCACATAAATGCTATTGCCCTGACAGTATGCACCGCCTTGATGGTTCGCCTTTGCAACCTTGATTTGGGTTTCATACTTATCCCAAGCGGCCTGAAGGTCAGGGCTTTGGCAAGCGTCCACACGGTCACGAATCTGATCATAATGGTCTTTGCCGAACTTCTTTCCAAACTCGGTGTTGTAGTCACGAAGCGTTTTGGCAACACCGGCCCCGGTTGCAACGGTCAAGCCAGCCTTGGAACCACCGTTCACGAAGGTCTGAACCCAATCAGCATATTTCATGTTGGCGGGAACATAGTACACATCCCCATCAGCGTTCCGGGCGGCTCTTTCACCGGCATACTTGGGATCAATGGCCGGGGCCGTAGTTCCTCGACAGTTGGGGTGGAAGGGTGGCACGGTCACGCCGGGTTCATATTGGGAAATGGGGATCACCTTACCATCAAGCCCACCACAAATGGAACAGGTATGGGAATCCAGCGTTTCAATGATTTCCACCATTTCAACATCCAAATCCTTGTAACATTCCTTTGTGGCAACGGCGTTGAAATAGGTGGTTTCTGTGTTGACCAACCGCCCCGCCTTATACCGATGAACCCCGAACTGTTTCTGAATAGCCGTGGTGATCTTGGCCGGGGAATCTCCCCGAAGAAGCCCTTGCGTCAGGCTCTTGCTAACCGAACCCACCAGATCATTCTTGTTCAACCAACAGCGATCCCGGAAGGTTCGCCCGTCCGTTGTCCAAGGCTTTGAAAGCAATGTTTCAAGTTTCTTCTGATCCAGCCCGGTAATATCCCAACCAAGGCCCACACCCTTCTGAACCTCAAAAGCCGTGTGGGTGTAGCCATTGCCCACAACCTTCTTCAACAGGGCATCCAGACTATCAACCTGATTGCCGTACAGCAATTCAAGCTGTTGCTGAATACCTGTCTGAACAGCTTCAAGGCGGGAAATGTGAAACCGGGCAGACGCATTTTCCAGCTTCTTCAGCCATGCCGCATCCAACCCGGCCTGTTCACCGATCTTGATATACTGTTCAACGCTCCAATGAAATTCTTCAAGCTGTCCAGCGGTCAGCCATTTCCGGGCATCGGTCAGGCTGATTTGGTTGTTCACCGCAAAACGGGCATACCAGCTTTCAATTTCCTTCTGAACGGAACGCTGTGCATCCAGATACAGTTCTTCCATGCCCTGAATAGTCTTTTGGGCTTCTCTGTGGGCGCTGTCCTCCAAGATGGAAAACCGCCCACGCCAATAATCCGCATTTCTCATGGGCCGTTCCTCCAATCCTGAAAAATGGTGCTGAAGGTGGGATTTGAACCCACACGCCTTGCGGCAACGGATTTTGAATCCGCCGTGTCTGCCTATTCCATCCACTTCAGCAAATAAGACTTCCCCATCAGGGCTGAAGGCCCCGCAAGCATTTTCAGCCAAGTCCAACAGGGAAGCATGGTAGCCCGTGCCGGGATCGAACCGGCGTTACCGCCGTGAAAGGGCGGTGTCTTAACCGCTTGACTAACGGGCCATGATGGGCCGGGGAAGGGAATTTCACCCTTTGGCGGGTAGGAGTAATAGCACCCCGCCACACTCAAGGTCTGCCCCGGCGTATATTGTGAAACGGCGGGGGTTATTCACCCTCGCCATTGTCACCTTTGTTCTGGTTGCCGGTCTGGAAGGCCCCGGCGTATTCCTGTGCTTGTTCCATTGCTTCATCCTTTTCCTTACGCAACCGGGCCAGCTCCACTTCAACATCCGTAACCCACGGGTGCTGTTCCACAATGGTTTCCGTGGACAGAATACCAACGGACTTGGAACAGTTTTCAATGGATTCCGTTTCATTGATTAGAATGTCACGGTTGAACACGATCTGAAGTTCAGCGCCTTCATAATCGCCCAAGCCCCTGTTGCTGAAATCCTGATTGATGAACCACAACAGTTCTTCAAAGGCCGCTTGGAACTCGGTTTCCATGCCGTTTGCGTCAAGGTCAATGTCAGAATACATGGATTGAATGTTCATTTGATTGGGGTTGCCACTCAAACGATCATCCTTGGCATCGTAACCACGGGCATTTTCAATCAAGGACTTCTTCAGAAGTTCCAAAATGCCCTTGTAGTTCTCTGCATTGATTTCAACCTGAAGGGTTTCAACCCCGCCATCCTCACGAACCTTCACGGCTCCATAGGTGGAAAGGTTGTGGCGGAACTCACCAAGATTTTCACCATCATAGTTCTTCAGAACCAGAATGGTGTTCCGTGCGTCCTCTTGCATATTGTTTTCAAAGTCGGAAATCATGGTGTTGATTCCGTCCTGAAGGGTTTTCACACGGCGGATCAGGGGGATTTCCTGTTTGTTATACTTGAAAGGAACCAGCGGAATCCTTGTCCAGTTGAACCCCTTGGGTTCTTGGCCTTCTTCCTCAACCATGAAATAGTTTTCGTGTTCACCGGCTTCCACATCGGCAATCAGCATATCATTCTGATAGATATACCGGTAAATGCCATCGGCTTTGAAGATTTCCACCTTCTCCACCTTTTCCTTCTGGTAGCCGTTCCACACTTCTTGGGTGTAGTAACGAATCGCACAATCAAGGATGGTGTGATCATCGTCAGCCCAAAAAGGAAGAATGTCATAGGCCGGGAAATGCTTGAAGGACAATTCACCAGCTTCATTGTAGTAAGGATAAAGCCAACCAAGGCCACCGTTCAGGGCATCTTCACAAACATATTTCAGAAGCCGGTAAAACCGTTTGTTGAAAACCTTGCCCAAAGCATCCGTGTAACCCTTATCCTGACAGTTCAGGGTGAAGGGCTTGCCCACAAGGTAGTTGGTTTTCTGATCCACCATCAGGGCATATTGGTTATCAATCAGGCGGTTGTTCGGAAGGTTCGTCACCACCTGAAGTTGACCGTTTTCACCAATGATTGTGCGCTGACGCTGAAGAATGTCATGCTGTCCTTCATAGTACAGATCACCTATAACCTGATCCTTGCGGCGCTGACTATTCTTCCATTCCTTGATTTCAGCGGCGAAGAACTGATTTTCAGTCATGCCGGTTCGCCCACCCTGAAGGATCAGGCGGTTGATACGCTCCATAGCGTTATCCATAAACATATTCACTTACCGCCTTTCTTCATTGCTTAATAATTGCAATCCCCCGGAATCACACGATTTCCGGGGGATTTTGTTACTATCATGTTATTAGTCGAAGCTGAAGGCGGGGCCAACCAACATATCTTCCAGCCCGTAACGCATAGCGTCCATAAGGTGGTTGAAATCGTCAATGGGAACATTGATCTTGGCCCCGAACTTATCTTCTGCCCATGTGTAGTTTGAAATCTCTGTGATGAAGTTCACGCAT